TACTTACATCTGTCTATCCTTGGGAAATAGAAATGGTGCATTAATCATATTCTCTACCTTTGGCATGTTAAAGGCTAATAGCTAAAGAGAACATGTTATATGTGTATTAATCTTCATGATATATTGTAAACAGCTCCTTGGCTGATTGTACAGTGTATCCTCTTGATTTGAGTAATTCTGCTACTTGATTAGATAAATCTCTATTCACCTGAGCAATGTTCTCATCAAATACAGACTCTCTATTGTATAAGATATCATCTACAAACCTCCAAGCTCTAAATAAGACTTGATTATTATCTAATGCATCCTCAAATACACTCATTGGTTTATTACCACCATATATCATAGGCTGAACATTCCCATTCTCTATACCAATAGATATATTAAGCTCACCAAGCTTATTCTTATATCTGAGCTTAACAGTGACCCAATCATACCTAAGCTCTATACTAAGAAGAGACTTAATCTTACCAATGTCATAAACCTCTATATAAGGATGAAAGATTTTAACTATATCATATAGTGTATCTCTATCATTACCAAGTGTGAGTTGAAACTGTGTAGTCATATAATTGTTATTTAATGCTATATATATTCTTTATTGTATAGCGTGATTTAATATGTTGCTGAAAAGGGGTGATGAGCCATGAGAGTGTACACACCTCATTATTTATTCACACATAATTTATTGTGAATCAATGAGTTATGTAGTCCCACACCAAGACAAGTGTCTAATACCCTCCCTTATACGTATATTGTGCTGTCGTTTTGCTAACCCACTGAGGTTGAGAGAAGAAAAAAGCTCTCCCCAATTAAGGAGAGAGCTCAAATAATTACGCTTCTTGCTCTAATGCACTAACCAAAGCATCATCCATCTCAGGAATGTCAGCATCTTTAGCGATTCTGTTAAGAACACTAAGAGTCTTAGCCATATTAATCTCTTGACTGGCACTAGTGCAGCCCACTAATTCAAGGCTCTCACGAGTTATAGTAACTAATTCGCCATCTTTGTTAATCTCAACTTCATAAGTTGTTGGTTTAAAACGAGCGCTGAACAATGTGCCATTCTTCTGAAGCTCAATAAACTCATCATCTTCTCTAACATTAAACGGTTTACCGTCATAAGAGTAACTGTTGAACTTAGTGCCCTTCAATTTTGCACCGTTCTTGAAGATTTGGTTGCTCTTGTTCAATTTGATTGCAAGAACTTCTCTGCCTGTGATTTCAATAATGTTTTCCATCTTAATTGTGTTTTTGGTGACAAGTTACATTGAATGGGGAGTACCCCCAACCTTGTCCAGATGCAGAGGGGTTTCAATGGGAAGTACCCTCTCCTCCCACCTATATAGTACCCTACCCCCTAGTAAAAAATTTTTTGTTAAATGTTCCACATGGAACAATGATCCTAATCACCTGATAACCAACCCCTTAACTTGCTCCTGTGTTAAATGGCCCAATGCTCCATGTTAAATGTTGTCCAGTCTTTTAATAAATAAACTGGACATTTGGCAAGTTATAACTCAGTCATATCCTGCCAAAAGTGAAGTTATCCCTTTACTTTAGTTTACATATTGTAAAGGTATTGCTTTACATAATGTGTCTTATAAGGGACTGTCTCAACTTAAGCATGTCCTTTATAAGGGATGTTATAATATGTTGCTGTACCAAAATTATATTCTTCTGCATATAATATGAGAGGCAAAGTCATTTGTATATCAAAATGCATATAATTTGAGTGACAAGAAAAATAAATTTGGTTGGTAATTATTTTTACCTGTATCTTTGGGGTGTGTGGGTGGGGAAGTGTAGATTCCATGGAACATTAAACTTCTTATATATATGATAGATTTATTATTATTACTAGTTGGACTACTTGTCCTAATGGCCCTAGGTGTAGGACTTTACCTAGCAGATGACATAGAGATGGGAGTGGACATTTGTACATTCAGATGGACAAGCTTTGAGTTGGGCATCACTAATAGAAACTATAGGTGGGATAATGGAGATGAAGAGCAAGAATTACGTATTGGGTTGATTTTCATTACGTTCTTTGTGTCCTTTTTTAGAAATAGTGCATAATATAGCATTCTCTTGTACAATAACTAAATTAGTTATTTGTAGATCCGTAGGTTATACATACCTTTGTGTCAACTAATTATGGAAACAACCAACAAAAAAATCATTGTCCAAAAGCTAAAGAAGCTTGCAAAGGATGAATACGCTCTAGCCGAGAGCTATTATAAGTTGTTGTCTTCCATAAACAACTTACAGCTAACCCCTAGAGAGATTCAGCTTATAGCCTTCACAGCCATAAAAGGAAACATCTCCTATGCCAACATCAGGGAGGAGTTTTGTGCCAAATACCAAAGCTCGCCCCCAACGATAAATAATATTATTAGTAAGTTGAAGAGAATGGGGATATTTGTAAAGGATGGTACAAAGATAAAGGTGAACCCTCTTATTATTTTGAACTTCCAAAATGATGTTGTATTACAAATAAGCCTTGCCCATGGATAAGCCAATAAGCATGTCCGTCAAGGATTATTTAATTAGGAAGCTAGCTGTTAAGATGCTTAAGTCTGAAAAGACAATAGAGAGCGTAGTGAACCATCAGTTCCAATCAGCCAACCAAGCTCTAGATACAAACAATAGTATAGAGATATCAGGCTTTGGTAAATTCTTCTTTAATAATAGCAAGTCTATAAAAAGGCTAAATGCATTAAATGGGAAGAGAATAGCTCTTGAAAGAATCATAGCAGATGAAAACACTTCTGAACAGAAGAGAAAATCTGCCAGCGTCACCCTTGAAAAAACCAATATTCTAATAACTGCTTTAAAAGGACGAACTACATATGAAGATTAATTTCTCCCAGATTTATGAGGGATGGAAAAACAACTTATTACCATCTAAGGAAATGAAACCTCTTATTGAGGAAGTGGCTAAAGAAAGAATCTCTATATGTGAAGGGTGTGAAATGCACTCTAAGAATTTTAAAACAACAAGAATGGATGAACATTGCAGGGATTGTGGATGTACACTTTCAGCCAAGGTGAGATGCCTTTCTTGTGAATGTCCTAGAAAAAAATGGGTAGCTGTAATAGATTCTGTTGATAAAGAACAAGAAATCAAAACCGCCATAGAATATGGAAAATAGAGAAACCGTCATAGAAAAGATTCCTATAAATAAGTTTATAGATGTCCTTGTAGATTTGTATAATAAGGGGGTGGATTATATTGACATTATAGCAGAGAAGGGAGAAAGACAAGACAGAATGGCTATATCCTTTATACCAGAATACATGACACCAGAGGGTGTAAAGTATTTTGAAGAGGATACATCTATTGAGGTGCAGAGTGAAACATTAAATAAACTGTCTGATGAGGACTTTAACCAATTAATATGAGTAGTAAGAATCCTTATAATCAAGTGATATCTATTCTGCAGGAACTACATAAAGACTTTCCTACATACAATATGGGAAGACATTTAGCTACAGCTCTAGCAGATTATGGTGATATCTGGGGGATAACAGATAAAGAGTTAGTATTTGCTTTGAATAAGTATAAGTCTGAACTTGAAATGGATGTCCCACATACAGATGAGTCTGAACTTGAGAAGATTATAAAAGAGGGAATGGATCTTGATAATATTTTAAAAGAGGAAGAAGATGGCGACTATTAAAAAAACTACATATATAAATACAGAGCTTGAATGGGCTGAGCAACAGCTTAAATCATGGAAAGCTTATGTAGATGCAAACCCACTACATGAATTGAAAGATAGGATTGAGTGGAAACCCACAGCTAAAGGAGGCATGTTACCTATGGTGATTGCTTCTATAGAAGCTCAGGGTAAGTTTGTACAAGAGACAATGAAAAACTATTTGGCTCTTGTAGAAGTGGTAGACAAGTTAAGAAGTGCAGAAGAAGCTAAGGTGGAAGTGAGAGGTAAAGGAGAGTTGTCAGGAGCAGCTGCTGAATTCTTAGCAAATAGAAAATAATGAACGAACTACAAAGTATAGATTATAAAGATTGGTTTATAAACCAGAAGAGACTTCCAGATAAAGATTCTTCTGAGTATAAGCCTTTTTATGATTTTCACAAAGAGCTTTGTTTAAATGGAGCTGTGATGGGGGGTGTTTATATCAACCCCTTTTTATATTGGCATCTAAACATCTGGCATACAGAAGTGGATGTTATAGATGATAGAGGTAGAATATCTCAAAAATATGCCAACCCTTTTTTAAGGGACAATGAATGGATTGTGACAAACGAAATTGATAGAGCTCAAACTGAAAAAAAGGGCTTACTCATTCTAGGTATTAGACGTTTTGCTAAATCTGTTCTTGAGGCATCTTATATAGCATGGGGAGCTACGTTTGACGAAAACTCCCAAAACATTATTGCTGGTTTGAATGCCCCAGATATTAAACTTATTACAGATAAGATTGATAAGGGGTTAAACTTCATTCCAGAATATTGGAGGTGGCAGAGGATTGAGGATAACTGGAAGAACCAGGTTACACTTGGTATAAAGACTAGGTCTGGTGAACGTATCCCTTTCTCTTCTATCCTTATCCGTAACCTTGATGAGGGTAATAATGAAGAGGCAATTGCAGGTACTAAACCACGTAAATTAATTATAGATGAGATTGGTAAAGGATCTTTCCTTCGAGGCTTACAAGCTGCTATTCCAGGTTTCACAACTCCTTATGGTTGGGGATGTAGCCCCATTCTTACTGGGACTGGTGGTGATATGAAGAAATTCATGGATGCAAAAAGCTTAATGTTTGATGTAGACAACTTCAATTTCCTTCCATATAATAACAGTAAAGATGAATCTCGTATACATGGATTGTTTATATCCAATAAGTATAGGATGGAAGCCAAAGAAAAAGGATCATTAGGTGAATATTTAAATGAGCCTCTTGGTTCTGAGCTTTATAATATAGAGATGTTGATTAGTAATCAAGAGAAAGCTGATCAAATAACCACTGCTAATTTAGAAAGACTTAAAAAGGCTGGAGATAGAATAGCTTATTTAAAAGAAAAGATGTACTATCCACTTGAAGTGGACGATATATTCTTGAATGAGGATACAAACATCTTTGATATTGAAGCTGCTAAAAGACAAAAAAGTAAATTATTACAACAAGAAAAAACAGGAACTCCTGTTATATTGTTCAATGATGAGGGTGTTGTAAAACATGAGTTTACAGATAAAACTCCTATTAGTAACTTCCCTCTTAAGAATAGTGATAATAAAGATGCTCCTGTAATTATATATGAATTTCCTGTTGACACACCTCCATATGGATTGTATGTAGCAGGTGTCGATCCTTACAGACAAGGACAATCAGCATATAGCTCCTCATTGGGAGCAGTTTATGTTTATAAACGAATGCATGATATTACAGGTGAGAAGTATCAAGATATGTTCGTAGCTTCGTATGTAGCTAGACCTGATAAGAAAGAAACATGGGAAGAGCAAGCACGTCTTCTTATCAAGTATTACAATGCTAGAACACTGTGTGAGAATGATGACATATCCTTTATAGAATATATGAAAGCTAAAGGAGATGCTCACTATCTAGAGAAACAACCTCAATGGCTTATGGAGATTGTTCCTAATACAACAGTGAAGAGAGAATATGGAATTCATCGTTCAAGTCAGAAGATAATTGACTACCTTCACATCTGTTTAAAGAAGTATTTGGAAGGAACAATATATGAGGAGAAGGATAAAGATGGAAACATTATAAGAGAAGTGACAGGAGTGAGTAAGATATTTGATCCTGTTTTATTAGAAGAGGTGATACAATATAATGATCAAGGTAACTTTGACCGTATTATTGCTGCAGAATTAGCTATTGCTCAAGCTGTTAAGATGGACCCAATTATCGGAAAGGTGGGAGGATCAGGTGATGAAAGAGTGAAAGCTATGTTCTCAAAGAAGAAAGGAAATGTATTATTTACAGAAGCAAGAGGAGGGATGTTTGGCAGAGCTCCTAAAAAATATAAAAATAAATTGTTTACATAATGGCAATTATAAGGTATACAAAAGACGCAACAATCAGGTACGCATACCTGAATATATTCCCTGACCAATTCAAAACTGAGAAAGAGAAGCAAGATGAGAGTTGGATAAAGAATACAATGGACTACTTTGCAAACAAAGCTTATGCTGAGTATGTAAAGAATAGAGATACGTTTGTTAAGAACTATGATTTGGTAAAAGGAATTCTACGTATGGAAGACTTCTACCAAGAACCACAGGTGAGAAGTTTTACAGATATGCTTACAGCAGATTTACAACTTCCAGCTTATGTTAAAATGTATTCTATTATCACCACTCCTCTTAATGAATTAGTAGGTGAGATAAGTAAAAGACCAGATTCTTTTAATGTAAAAGCATTTGATGATGATAGTAAGTCTGAAGAACTTGAGTTTAAAACACAGATTCTTCAAGACTATGTAATAGCTCAAGCAAGACAAAAACTACAAGAACAAGCTGCTCTGAAAGGAGAAGAAATATCTGATGAGGATTTACAAAACATGACCTTAGAGGAAGTGAAAGAACAAATTGATTCTTACACATCTATTGCTGAGAAATGGGCTAACCATGTTCTTACAGCTCAGAAGGCTGAGTTTGTATTGAAGGAGAAGAGTGAAGATGCATTTAGAGACATGCTTATTTCTGCTAGAGAGTTCTATCATATATATGAAGACAACTCAAAAGTTGGATTTAATGTAGAAGTGGCTAACCCAAAAAATACATTCTTCTTAACCACTCCTGATAGAAAGTATATTTCAGATCCTACAGGTAGAGCACAAGGAGCATATGCTGCTGGTACTGTACAGGTTATGGAACTATCTGAAATCATTGAATCTATTCCTGAATTAACAAAAGATGAGATTGACCACTTACGTAGCTCATTACAAGATTATGGTTTAATCAATGTACGTGAATCTAATCTTGGTAATCCAGATGCTATTCCTGGTATTGACTCTGTACAATATGATACATATGATCCATTAGTTCTTCAGACTAGAATGATTATTGAATCAGAAATGAAGGAGAACAATGATGGATTAAAAGACTTCTTAGGATTAACATCAAATGTTAGTAGCTTTGGTTATAAATATGTTGTTGTTCGTACCTATTGGATTAGTAAGAAAAAGATAGGAAAGCTTATCTATTTAGATGAAATGGGTAATGAGCAATCTATGTTAGTAGATGAGAATTACAAATCAGGAACTATTCCTACAGAAGAATCTTTAGAATGGGGATGGATTAACCAATGGTACCAAGGTATCAAGATTGGTCCAGACATCTATCATATCAAACCATTTAAATTACTTCCTTATTGTCCAATCATTGGATTGGTACATGAGGTGAAGAATACAGAAGCTAAGAGCTTAGTAGATTTAATGAAACCTTTCCAGGTTTTATACAATGTTTGTATGAACCAATTATACAAACTTCTTGAGAAGGAAGTGGGTAAGGTGTATTTAACATCTATCAGACACGTACCAGTTCCTAAAGATGGTGATGCACAGGATGCATTAGATATATGGGAAATGGAAGCACGTAATAGAGGAGTTGTATTTATTGATGACAGTCCAGAGAACTTAAAGAGTCCTTCTAGCTTCAATCAATTTAGAGACATTGACCTTACACGTACGCAAGAGATTCAATCTAGATATCAATTAGCTGTTCAATTAAAGAATGAGTGTTGGGAATTAATAGGTATGTCTAAACAACGTTTAGGATCTATCTCAGCTAGTGAATCTGCTACAGGTACAAACACTGCTATTACACAATCCTACTCTCAAACTGAACCTTTGTTTGTAGCTCATGAATATGTATTAGGACAATTATACCAAGCAATTATTGATGCTTCATTATATGTAGAAACTAAGAAGCCACAATCTACCATTTCATACATCACTTCTCAAGGAGAGAGTGCATTTGTACAAGTGAATGGTACAGATTTGAAGTTTAGAGATTTAAAAGTGTATTTGACAAACAGACCAGAAGATCAAAAGATGTTCCAAGAATTACGTGGATTATCTCAAGCTGTTATTCAAAATGGTGGAAGCTTATATGATATCATTGAGCTTTACAGTACAAACTCTGTACGTCAAATGAAGAAGGTGTTCAAGACTCTTAAAGAAAGACAAGAGCAACTTCAAGATCAACAAATGCAACAACAGCAACAACAAATGGAGCAACAAAAACAAATTGCTGACCAACAAATTGCTGCTGCTCAACAACAACAACAAGAGAAACAAGCTCATGATGATTACCAAAATGAGTTAGATAGAATCAATAAGGTTCAAATAGCAATGATTGCTGCTGAGGCTAAATCAGGTCCATTATCTGATGTAGACACAAGTGGTGTTCCTGATGTATTGGAAACCAGTAAGTTAGCCCATGATCAAGTGAAAGCTGCTAAGGATTATGAAATTAAACTAGCTCAAATACAATCTCAAAATAAACAAGCTTCTGATAAGATGAAGATTGAAATGGAGAAATTGAAAGTAGCTAGAGAAAACCAAGCAAATGATTTAGCTGTTGCCAAGGAGAATGCCAAGGGAAGAGCTAAGAAAACTAAATAATTATGTTTGATAAACTGATTGAAATACTATCTCATTGGTGGTATCAAATAGTCCCTTTTGTAATAATCAGGGACTATGAAGCTGCTGTATTACTAAGATTTGGTAAATTTCAATCAGTTTTACAACCAGGCTTCCATTTTAAATTTCCATTCTTTGATGAGGTGATAGATCAACATGTGGTAGTAACTACATTAAGTTTAGATGCCCAATCTCTATATACCAAAGACAAACAGAATATTGTGGTGAAGGGGGTGATTAAATATAAGATAGCAGATGTTAAAACATTCCTATTGGAGGTGTATGATGCCCAAGATGCTCTATCAGATATGTCATCTAGTATCATTAAGAATGTTATTATGTCTATGACACTAGAAGAATGTACAGATTCAGAATTAGACAACACACTTACTAAGAAGGTGAGAGTGGAAGCACGTAAATGGGGGGTTGAGGTACAACAAGTTACGCTTACAGATCTTGCTCCAATAAGGAGCTTTAGGCTCATAAATGACAATTTTGTTAACAAATTAGATTAGAGTAAAAAATATTAATGCTATATTATATTAAATAATGAGTCATATAGTGCCTTCTCTCTTTGCTATTAACTTAACTTAATATACTTTTACACCTTGAAAACCAAATAAATACAACTACATATGGCTGAAAATCTAGATAATCCCCAATTGGGTAACTTTAGTATTCAAGATACTATGGAAATGGGTATGGGAAGCACAGAACTTTTACAAGATTTGTTTGCTCCTGAGACATCCACATCTAATCCTGATGATATTCAGAAGATAGATGAACCTGATAAAAAGACAGCAGCTCCTGCTAAAAAGGCAGCACCTGCAGCAACTAGTGATGACGCTCCTAAGAAAGATGATGAAGATGCTTCTAAAGGTCTTTCAGATTTCTTATTAGGAGATGATGAGGAAGAAGATGATGAAGAAGACACTGATCCTCAACCAGTTAAGAAACCTAGTAAAGATAGTAAAGCAGATCCTAAAACTGAAGAATCTGATTCTGAAGATGATGATAATGAAGAAGGAAAAGGAAATGAACCTAATCAGTTCTCCGCTCTATCTAAAGATCTTTTTAAATTAGGTGTATTTTCCAAGGGTGATGATGAAGAAGAAGAAGCAATTGAAACTCCTGAAGCTTTCTTAGAGAAGTTTAACACTGAGAAAAAGAAAGGAGCTATTGAAATAGTAGACAACTTCATTGGTCAATTTGGAGAAGATTATCAAAAAGCATTTGATGCCATATTTGTAAAAGGAGTAGATCCTAAAGACTACTTTGGGGCATTCAATCAAATACAGTCATTCGCTGATATGGATCTTACTCAAGAAGCAAATCAAGTGGCTGTAATCAAACAAGCATTAACAGATCAAGGGTTTGATCCTGAAGATGTTACAACAGAAGTAGAAAGACTTAAAAACTATGGTGATTTAGAAAGCGTAGCTACTAAACATCATAAGGTGTTAATAAAGAAAGAAGCTGCAAAGCTTCAACAATTGGAACAACAAAAAGAGGCCCAATTACAACAACAAGCTCAATATAAGCAACAATACGTTCAGAATGTGAATAGTGTGTTGCAGGATAAGTTGAAAGCTAAAGAGTTTGATGGCATCCCTCTTAACCCAAAATTGGCTGGTGAACTACAAGATTTCCTAGTTACAGATAAGTACAAAACAAATTCTGGTGAGACTCTCACAGATTTTGATAAGACTATCTTAGAGCTTAAACGTCCTGAGAATCATGAGAAAAAAGTGAAGGTGGCATTGCTACTTAAAATCTTAGAAAAAGATCCTACACTTTCTACTATTCAAAAGACAGGTCTCACCAAAAAGTCAAATGAGTTATTTGGAGAGGTTGCTAGACAAGCTTCTAAAACTTCTATTAAATCTTCTAAGCCTGCCAAACCTACATCATGGTTTGTATAAAAACAACATATTCACAAAAATTAAAAAAATAAAAAAATGGCAATTCAAACAATTCCAGGTTTAACTGGTTTTACTTATGCTCGTGTCGCTTCTATGGACAAGCGTGCTGTAGGTAAATTAACAGATGCGAACCACTTGGAAAGCTTTCACTCTACTGAGCCAGCAGATTATGATAAGAAGATCATAAGCCTTTACACTCAGAGTTCTCTTTACAGTAATGACTTCTTGGACATGATTAACAAGAGCACTCCTTACTATATTGATAACAACAGTGATGCTTGGAAGTGGCAAGTACAAGTTCCTTACAAGTTTCCAAAGATCATTGATGTTCCAACTTCTACACAGGATTTATCTAAGCCTGGTATTGATGGACAAGAATTCACATTAGTTATTGATACTAATGAGTTTTCTAAGAATGCAATTGTTTCTGTAGGTACTCGTCAGTATGGTCCTCGTTTCTATGTGGTTAAAGATCCTCAACCATGGAACATGGGTTATTTGTACACTTTCACTTTAGTAAGTGATAATCCTACAGTAGACTTCGTTAGTGCTACATTCTTAAAAGTAGGTATTGAATTAGAATTAGTTGATGCTGCAATTGGTGAATTCGATCAAGACTTATTAGGTCTTCCTCGTTTAGGTGAGCAAATCACTATGTTTGAATCTTTAGGTTCTGCATATGGTTATGAGCACAAGATCACTGAGTGGGCTGATGACAAAATGATGAGAGATAGCAAAGGTAATCCATTGGATATCTTAGTATATGCTCCTCAAAGACGTAACCAATTACCTTTAACTCGTAATGATGTTAAATGGGAACCATTTATTGAGTTCTGGATGCGTAAGTCTATGTTAGAATTAAAAGTTAAGCGTATGATCTGGGCTAAACCAGGTACCGTTAAGACTAATGGTTCTAAGCAAGAATTAAAACGTACTTCTGCTGGTGTATACCACAGAATGAGAAATAACGGTAACTTAGTACAATACAACCGTGGAGAGTTCACTGCAAACTTGATTCGTTCAGTGTTTGGTGATTTGTTCTACAGACGTGTTGATGTTAAGGATCGTAGAGTTAAAATGTACACTAATGAAGCTGGTTTTGACGTGTTCCAACAAGCTTTAAAGAATGATGCATTAAACTCTGGTTTAACTTTCATGGCTGATTCTGGTAATCGTTACATGCAAGGAGAAGGTCAACACATCACTTACAACTTTGCATTCGATGCAATGGTTACTCGTGAGACTGGTCGTGTTGAGTTAATTCACTTGAAAGAATTAGATTTACCTCAAACAAACTTGGAATTTGGACAAAACAAAAAGTCTACACCTGTATTCATGGTATTTGATGTATCTCCAATGAGCGATGGTTCAATGGTAAACAACATCCGTGAAGTACGTATGAAAGGTGCTCCTTCAATGACTTGGGGTTATATCGATGGTACTCGTCACCACTTAGGTTTTGCTAAGTCTCAAGGTATGAGTTCTGCGAACAAATTCCCTGGTTATGAGATCTGGATGAAAGACCGTTGTGATGTATTTATTGAAGATTTATCACGTACAGTGTTAATCGAAGAAATACCACAATTCTAAGAAAAAATAATGCCCCTCTAAGAAGAGTATTCTTAGACTGACACCTCTGGTGTTTCGCAATAAAACCGAGAAGAATTACCCCCCACTCCTCCCAGTGGGGGAGTCTTCTCAACACAGATGGATGGTTCATCTAAATGTTGAACGCATTCTCTTCAATGAGAACCATCTGCAAATAAACCAAATAAAATAAACTACATATGGGTAAGATAGGAAAAATCTCCACGTTAAAAAAGGAGTATAATAACTCTCAGTTACAAACAATGCAAGGTGGTCTTGCTAGAAAAGGCTTAACAAGAATTCCTGGTACAGGTGTATTTAAGTATCCTTATAAGGAACTTGATGGACAGTACAGAACAGGACTTGATCCAAATGCTGCTTATATTAGACGCATTGCTGATAATCTAGAAAGAGAACTAGAAGTTGAAAGAGTAACTACATTACGTAAAAAGTTAGAAGCTGCTTTAGGTGATATTGACTTAGGACCAAGATCTCAATTCTGGAACTATGGATTATCAACTTCTACAGATGATACCTTACACGTACAACCAGTGAAGCTTATGGATGGTGATAACTTCTTTGATTTAGGTCAACCGTTACAAGAATTAGCTTTTGCATGGTTAAGAGTTCATCCTACAATTGCTTCTTCATACCAAGCTTGGGAAAGAGGTGAATATCCTGCAGACACACAGTTCTATGTAGCTGATGATGAGATTGAAAATGCAGTGATGTTTAAGAAGAAACAATTGATCAATAAGGCTATTATCAAGTTTGATGCTATGACTCCTGAGAAGAAGAAGAAAGTAGCTCGCTTACTTGGACTTCCTGTAACAGATGATACTAAAGAGGAAGTAGTATATAACCAAGTGGATAATATATTAAAACAAACAGAATTCAAAAATGGCAAGCATGCTGGTTTAAACCCTGTAGAGGTGTTCGGTAGATTTGCAGATATGAAAGAAAACTTACTCCATATTAAAGATTTGGTAAAACAAGCAATTACACATTCAGTTTATAGAATCAAACCTAACGGTAAGGTTTATGAAGGTGAATTTGAAATAGCAAGTGATGAAGACGATTTAGTTAAATTCCTTGCAGATGAAGATAATCAAGACCAACTATTAACACTAGAAGGTAAATTAAAAACTAAAAAACTAGCTTCTGTATGATCCCTGTAGATAGTTTATTATATAAGATTGATCAGAAACTAAATAAACTATCAACAAACGAACATCAGCAAATCAATCTAGAAGATAAAATTCTAGCATTGAATGAAGCTCAGATTAAGCTTATAAAGCAAAAGGTTGATGGTTTTAGTACTGTATCAGGACAAGGTTTAGATGCATTTAAAAAACGCTACGAAGACCTACAAAGTCTAGTGATGACCTACAATCATCAACCTCTTGACTTAACAATAAAGAATGCTGAATTAAATCAATGGGCTGCTAACATACACACCCTTGTTCCTAAATACATGTTCTATATTGATAGTTATGTATTGGCAAACAAAGGAGTATGTACAGATAGAAAGATATGGATTAATAGAGATCTTGCTAAACATGGTGATCTACAATATTGTTTAAACAACACACATTATAGACCATCGTTTGAATATCAGGAAACGTTTAACTTCTTATCCTCTGATGAAATCTCTATATTTACAGATGGTACATTTACACCAACTAAGATATATATTTCATACATGCGTTATCCACAATATATTGATAAAGTTGGATATGTAAGATTTGATGGTACAAATTCTATAGACTCTGACTGTGAACTAGAAACCTATCTTGAAGATGAGTTATTAGACTTAACAGTTCAAAACTTAGCAATGTACACAGAAAATCAATCTGCAGTGCAAAGTTCAATATATAGAATTCAAACAAACGAGTAACTTTTTTTACAATTTAAAATAAAACAAAATGGCTGATTTTTCATTAACCACCCTCTTTGTGGTGCCAGTAGGAAACTCTCTACCTAGCGCTGGGTCCACACAAGATTTGACCGCAGGTCAATTTGGAATTTTCACTAGTATTTACACAGTGGCTAACGCTGGTAATATTAACGATTATCCTTATTTCTATTTAGCTCAAGGTAGAGTAAATACTTATTTACAAGGTTCTAAGCGTTCTGACAAGATTGCTGCATCTAATGTAACTGAATGGTATAAAGTTGCTGGCTGTTCTACAGTGGCAAACCAAGTTACAGAAGTTGGTGGCTGGACTGTTAAATGTGGTGACATTGTAACATTAACTTTACGTGCTCACTCTTCTTACATTGACACATTGTACTTCAATGGTTTCACTCGTAGTGTAACTGTTCAAGCTCCTTGTTGTGATTGTGGTGGAGATCCTTGTACAGACGTTGATGTTCCAGCGTTAATTGATCAATTTATCATCAAATTGACTCAACAAGCTCCAGGTAACAACCCAGACAACATTAGCTTCAACACATTCTACCAATTCCAAAGAGTTGGAGATGATCAAAACGCTGTGTTAGTTATCTCTGGTAAGCCTTTAACTCAGTATGGTCAACCATGTGATGTTGCTGCGTTCCCTTGGGAATATGACCGTATGTACTTCCGTACATTCGTATATTCTGGTCCTGCAACTACTGCTGACTTTATTGTGGCTGACAGATGTAACTTCGTTGCTGAACCAGTTATCACTCAACGTTCTTCTTATCCTTCAGGAACTTCTGCAGAAATTCAACAATTAGAAAAGAATTTCTATAGCTACCAAGCTGGTTACTTGAAGCATTTATACAGAATGGTTGGTTATAACGAAAACTTTGAAAGCTGGGTAACAGATGGTACCACTTATGATACCTACTATATCAAGTTTAATGAGTTTGACAAATCAGCTTATAGCTGGGGAGATTACATCAAAGAAGATAGCACTGTAATTGTTGCTATCCCTCAAGGTGCTACCTCTGCAATTGAGACTGTATTAGAAGAAGCATTAGGAACTGTAGCAGGTGATAACTCTTGTGTAACAACTACAAGTACTACCACTACTGTATGGCCTACAACTTCAACAACAACTACTTTGATTCCTTAAGAGTAAGGTAGTTATCATATAACCTATGCCAGAGGGTGAGAGGATTAATTCTCAAATCCTCTGGCATTATTATTTTAAATAACATGACTTTAGATATACTGGTAATACCAACTTACAACACTTTAACATTAGGTATTGCAGATGCATCAACATATGATACAGATCCTCCTGTTGTTAGTGCTCCTACGATAGATATCACTATCCCTGGTTACACTACTCCTGTTTCTCTTCCATTCACTGTAAATGAGTTTAATATATTCAATTCAGCTTCATTAGGACTTAGTACTGTTGGTGAACCATTAATTCCTTTACCAGATGGTGTATACTACTTAACTTACACTGTTGCTCCTGCATATGAAAACTATGTAAACAAGAGCATTATGCGTACTGAGTTGATACAAGAGAAGTTTGACAATGCATTTATGAAGCTTGATATGATGGAGTGTGACCTAGCTATTAAAACACAATCAAAAGTGACATTAACTAGCATCTATTATATGATATCAGGATCAATTGCTGCTGCAAACAACTGTGCTGTAGATACAGCTAATAAGTTATATGTTCAGGCAAACACAATGTTAAATAATTTTATAAGAAGCAATTGTGGTTGTTCTGGTAATAATTACATTAATAATTTCTATTAATATGGCAAACTGTAGAAACTGTGGTGCTAAAGTGGGCTGTGGATGTCAATTAATTAATGGCCTATGTTCAGCATGTAACAACGCTATCAAACAAGCTACAAACCTGATTAAATATGTTACAGCCAAGATTAACTAACTGTATAGAATGTGCAACCATCCCTGTGTTGCTTAAAGATATTGATTGCAAACTAACAGAGTTAGCTAAGCTTCAATACAATAATATTATATTCTCTATGAACTATGACCTTGCGTGTAGTCCAATTGGTGATTTACTGAATTACAGAAGAATACTAACATATAAGTATTGTAATCCAGATTATGCCAAACACTTCACTGTACAAAGAATAGCTAGTAGAGTTAAAGTTTTAATTCATAAATAAATTATAAAATGTCTTGTTCAACTTGTCCTCCAGAAGCTTGTTACAATGGATGCGTAGAAATAACTTCTGATGCATGTGTTAGATATACAGGAATTGATTCAGAAGCATTGGGTATAACAACAGGAGATTCATTACTCACTGTAGAAAATATATTAATTGAAAAGGTGGTATCCTTTTTAGATGGAACAGGTATAGATATTACAATTAACCCAAGTTATTATTGTGAACTGGTTAGTCAATATCTTCCTATAGAAGGAACTCCTAATCTTGTAGAAATATTATCTGCTTTAGTTAGAGCTGCCTGTGATTTAAAAACACAAGCGGATGCAACAGATGTTATAGTTGCTGAAATCAACTCACCCTACACTGTAGATTGTCTTACAGGAGTGGATGAAACTTCCACAACACACGAAGTGTTACAAGCTGTTATAATAAAACTATGTGCAACAGCAAATGATTTAATATCTCTTACTTTAGATTTAGATACAAATTATGTAAAGCTTTCTGACTTAAATACACTTATTCAAGCTTATTTAGATAGTGTTATTTCAGGTGGACAGCAATACCTTAAAATGGTTCCTTACACAGTTTTAGAATATTATGGACCATTAACTAACTTTGATGGTACAGGTGCAGGTATTTCTACTTTAGGATATGACAAAATCTATTTATGTAATGGATTGAATGGCACTCCTGATAAAAGAGGAAGAGTTGGTGTAGGAGCTATTGTAGATGTTCCAGGAGGTCCTTTAGATGCTGCTGTAGATCCAACATATGCTGGTAATCCTAACTATGCTGTATTAGATACAGATGGTGCAAACTCTGTTGCCTTACTTACATCACAACTTCCTTCTCATACACATAACGCTTCTGCTTCAGCATCTGTTACAGATCCTGGACATACTCATAATATAAGTTATTTAGATAAAGGAAATCCTGGGGATGGAACAAGTACAATAGATATTTCTGGACCAAGTACAGTTACTACATCAAGTTCTACAACAGGTATTTCTGTAAGTGTAAGTGTATCAAACTCTAGTACAGGAGATGGAGCAGCTCATGCTAACATTCAACCAGTGCTAGCTTCTTATTATATAATGTATATTCCTTAATATATTAAACCAACCATAAATGGCTTGTTTACCAGGAGCACCCTGTTACGGTAGTGGAGAATCTGTAAAAGGTTGCTATGACGAAATAAATTCAAATTGCGTAGAATATACTGGACCTAACTTACCTGACACAGGCATTCAAACACATGACTGTCTAACACTTGCTATTGAGAAGATAGATGAGAAATTGGGTGAGGTGGGGAATGGTACGTCTGGTACCTCAGGATCTTCAGGTCAAACCTATGGTACTGCTGGTACCTCAGGTCTTTCCTATGGATCTAGTGGAACATCTGCTACTAGCGGCACTTCTGGTGCAACTTATGGAACTTCTGGTACAGCTGGATCATCTGGTACTAGTGGTATAAAAGGTACATCTGGTACCTCTGCTAGTTCAGGTACATCAGGTTCTACAGGATTAACAGGAACTTCTGGAACGTCAGGATCATCTGGTGAAACATTTGGTACATCAGGATCATCTGGTGTAAGTGGAACTGCAGGTAGTTCTGGTACATCAGCACTTGATGGATCTTCAGGTACTAATGGTAGTTCTGGTACAAACGGATCTTCTGGAACAAATGGTTCTGCTGGAACTAGTGCAACAAGTGGATCAAGTGGAACCTCTGCAACAAGTGGTTCTGCTGGTACAAGTGGATCAAGTGGTACTGCTGGTTCTTCAGGAACAAGTGGTTCCTCAGGTACAAGAGGAACATCTGGATCTAGTGGATCAAGTGGTGTTGATGGTAAAAATGGTACATCAGGAACAGATGGCTCTAGTGGTACATCTGCCACATCAGGATCTAGTGGAACAAGTGGTTCTTCTGGTAACACAGGAACTTCTGGTTCTTCAGGTACATCAGGATTGAACGGAACATCTGGTACTTCAGGTAGTTCAGGAACTTCTGGATCAAGCGGAACAAATGGTTCTTCTGGTACTTCAGCTACTTCTGGCTCTAGTGGTACTAGTGGGTCTAGTGGTAACACAGGAACCTCAGGATCATCTGGAACTAGTGGTTTGAATGGAACATCAGGAACTAGTGGATCAAGCGGTACAAGTGGTTCTAGTGGCTCTGCAGGTACAAGTGCAACAAGTGGATCTAGTGGTACAGCTGGTACCAGTGGGTCTAGTGGTACAAGTGGTACACGTGGTACATCTGGAACATCTGGTGCCAATGGTTCTTCTGGTACAAGTGGATCTTCTGGTTCAAGTGGCACATCTGGTTCTAGTGGTACTGCTGGAACAAATGGAACAAATGGGTCTTCTGGAACGTCAGGTTCTAGTGGTAATACAGGTACATCTGGTTCATCAGGAACTGCTGGATTAAATGGTACATCTGGAACAAACGGTTCTAGTGGTACTAATGGTTCATCAGGAACCTCTGCTACATCAGGTTCAAGCGGTACTGCAGGTACTAATGGTACTAGTGGTAGTTCTGGTTTAACAGGTTCTTCTGGTACATCAGGATCAAGTGGTAGCTCTGGTACAAGTGGTACAAAAGGTACAAGTGGAACTAGTGCTTCAAGTGGAACCTCTGGTTCAAGTGGAACTTCTGGTTCTAGTGGAACCTCAGGTACAGCTGGAACATCAGGCACATCTGCTACAGCTGGTTCAAGTGGTACAAGTGGAACGAATGGTTCTAGTGGTACCAATGGATCATCAGGAACAAGTGGTACAAATGGTTCTAGTGGAACTTCTGGTATCTCTGGTAATACATATGCAACAACATCTTCTACTAACCTAACAATAGGTACAGGTACACAAAACCTTACTGTTGGAACAGGTTTATCTTATACAGTAGGACAAAGTGCAATCATTGCTAATAGTGTAGGAAACGATATGACAGGTTCTGTTATTTCCTACAATAGTGGCACAGGTGCCTTGTCTGTAAATGTCACTACAATTAATGGTAGTGGTACATATTCTTCATGGAGTGTAAACTTAGCAGGGGCCTCTGGTGGTGCTGGTTCATCTGGTACCAGTGGTTCATCAGGTACTAATGGATCTTCAGGCACATCAGGTTCCTCTGGAACTAGTGGTACGAATGGTTCATCTGGCACTTCAGGAACTAATGGAACTTCAGGGTCTTCTGGATCTAGTGGTTCATCTGGTACTAGTGGTTCTGCTGGCACAAGCGGAACTAGTGCATCAAGTGGTACATCTGCTTCCTCTGGTTCTTCAGGAACCTCTGGTTCTGCAGGAACAAGTGGTAGTGCAGGTACATCAGGATTAACAGGTACTGCTGGTACTTCTGGAAATGGTACATCAGGTACAAACGGATCAAGTGGAACTAGTGGTACTAACGGAACTAATGGCTCTAGTGGTACTACAGGTACTAGTGGTTCATCTGGATCTAGTGGTGCATCAGGTACGTCTGGTTCTTCAGGAACTACAGGTACATCTGGCTCAAGTGGATCTTCTGGATCATCTGGTACAAGTGGAGCTAATGGCTCATCTGGTACATCAGGTTCAAGTGGTACAAGTGGTACATCTGGTTCAAGTGGAACAGCAGGAACAAGTGCAACATCAGGAAGTAGTGGATCTTCTGGAACAAGTGGAAGTAGTGGAACAGCAGGTACATCTGGTACCAATGGTAGTTCTGGAACTAGTGGTGCTGTAGGTGCTGCAGGTTCAAGTGGAACAAGTGCATCTTCTGGATCTTCTGGTACTTCTGGATCTTCTGGTGCAAGTGGTACATCAGGTTCATCAGGTACTTCAGGTATAAATGGTGTTAACGGATCTTCAGGTACTTCTGGAACATCAGGTTCTAGCGGTAGTTCTGGTTCTAGTGGTTCTTCAGGTACATCTGCTAGTTCTGGATCAAGTGGTAGTAGTGGTTCTTCTGGTGCATCTGGAACATCTGGTTCCTCAGGTACATCTGGTACAAGTGGAAGCTCTGGTTCATCTGGATCTTCTGGCTCTTCTGGTAGCTCAGGTACAAGTGGTGCTAATGGTGCTAATGGTAGCTCTGGAACTTCTGGTTCATCTGGTGTTAGTGGTTCTTCAGGCACATCTGGTTCTTCAGGATCTAGTGGTACAGCAGGAGCTAATGGAACATCAGGTTCTTCTGGTAGTTCTGGCTCTAGTGGATCAAGTGGGTCTAGTGGAAGTTCTGGTACTGCAGGTGCTAATGGTGGTCCTGGTAGTCCTGGTTCTTCTGGTACAAGTGGAAGTTCAGGAGTTAGTGGTACATCAGGATCTTCTGGTGCAGCTGGTACTTCAGGTTCTTCTGGTACAAGTGGATTAAGTGGTAATAATGGATCAAGTGGTACCAATGGCTCATCAGGTACCAATGGCTCATCAGGTACAAACGGTTCCTCTGGAACTAGTGGTTCTTCTGGTACTTCTGGTGCTAATGGTGGAAATGGATCATCTGGAACTAATGGTTCTTCAGGTACTAATGGCTCAAGTGGAACCAATGGCTCAAGTGGAACCAATGGTAGTTCTGGAACAGGATTCACTTCTATATCTCCTACAACTGCAGGAGCTGTACTTACAGCTAATGGTACATCAAATAGTGCTACAGCAAATACAGGAGTTACAATTAGTGGATCTCAATTAACAGCAGGTTCTTTCTTTGAATCTTCAGATATTAGATTTAAGAATGTATTAGAAACAAACCCTATTTTAGATGTATTAGGAATAGATGTAATTAAATTTACTCGTACTGATAAAGATATAGATCAAGTTAGATATGGTTATTCAGCTCAACAAGTGCAAGAAGTAATACCAGAAGCAGTTACAGGAGATGAAAAATTATCTGTAAATTACATGGATGTTCATACATTAAAAATAGCAGCATTAGAAAAACGTATTGCAGAATTAGAAGCTAAATTAAATAAATAATGTCATTTAGTGCCTTAGCAGATAATCAATGTGTATCTTATAATAACTTACAAAGCGGAGTAAGTGAAGGATATTTTGATGCAAAAACAACAATACCAAGTACTAATCAAGAAAGCACTAAAACAGCTGCTTATACATATGTAAATATTGACCCAAATTATCCTCCATATGCAGCTAAGTTAGATAATCAATTAGTTGTTAAAAGTGATTTAAAAGATAATGTAGCAGCTGTAGGTATATCAAATGGATTTTTTACAGGAACAATTACAGATGTACAAGTAAATGGAGTGAGTATAACAGGTGCATCATTTCCATTAGATATTGGTAATGGTACTATTGGTTACACAGACCAAATAGGTACATATGATATTACATTATATTATGCAGATGCAGATATGCCAAGCAACTGGGCTAGATGTTATGATTCCGAATATAATACATATTGTGTAGATGGTTTTACATCATTAGGTCCAGGTCCTTATTATGTTACATTCCCAAGTCAGGTGATTAATACAATTAATCAAGTTTCTATTGAAACAGGTGATGGTAATTGTACAGGCCCTACACCACCTCCTTTAAACTTAGGTGTAGCAATGACTTCAGTAGCTGTAAGTAAAAATACAGGGCAATATATGGTTGCCACGTCTGGAACTAAAATGGTAATTAATTGCAATACTGCTTATACAGTTGGTTCTTTGAATGTATCCTCAAATTACGGAGCTACTTGGACAAGAATAGCAATAGATAACTATTGGACTAAAGTTGCTGTATCTGGTGATGGACAATATATGTTAGCAGTTGCAGCTGGAGGATATGCATATCAATCTACAAATTATGGCTCTACTTGGTCTTTCATATCTGCTTTGCCAGCAGCTGTTTATACAGGATGTGCAATATCAGGTGATGGACAATATCAAACAATAGTTGGACAGTATTCAGGAGATGGATTTACTTATTATGTTTATAGGTCACAAAACTATGGTTCTACATGGACTGCTTCATCTCATACATATACACAATTTTCTCCAAATGGAGGTTCTCCAAATTATTATCCAGAAAACAAAAACTTTTCAGGATGTGCTATGAGTTCTAATGGTGTATATCAAACAATAGTAACTGGTATAGATATAGTTGGTCCTCTTCCCACTCAAACAGAATGGACTTCTGGATATATTTTCTATTCTTCAAATGGGACGTCTAGTCCTGTAACTTTTAATGATGCTTCTCTTTCTGCAGGATATCCAGACCAATGGTTTACTGATGTTAGTTGTTCTCCAAATGGTGGTAAGTTATTTGCAACAATGTCAAATAATCCCACTGTAGGCACTCCATTTAAATTGTATAAATCTACAAATTATGGAGCTAATTGGACTATGATTAATAGCACCGATTATTGGATTGGGGTTTCTGCAAATGATACATCCATAACTTATGGAGTGGTATGTGGGTCTACTTACATAAAAACAATAAACGCTTCAAATGTTGTTTCAAATTTAACAGGAAGTGGAGTAAAAAGTTGGACTTGTGTAGATGCAGATAATGGAGGAACTTATATACTTGCTGGTGCTAGTAATGGGTTATTCTTATCAACAAATGGCGGAACTAGTTTTACAGCATTATAAAATAAATCAATATGACAGTAACAATAACATTAACATTAGCAGGTACAAATGTAGGACCATTTGACCTTTATTCAGATGCAGATGGTTACACAACAGCATTTGAAACAGGTGTATCAAGAGCAGCTTTACTTGCTGGATATACATCTACATTAGTTCCTGTGGATAGCACAACTGTATTAGCCATCTCTACAGGCACATGTAGTAGAGAACTTTATATGCCAATAGATGGTGCTCCTACTACTACAACCACCACCACATCAAGTAGCAGTACAACAACCACTACAACCACAACTGCTTATGTACCAGTAGACTATGATTATTATTTAGCAACTGAGTACACTTGTGTAGACTGTACAATATCTCAAACAGATGTATTAGTGGCATTCCCAGCAGGGTTTAGCTATATTGGAAGTCACTATTACTCAGACATTTCACATAGTGGATTTGTATACAAGATTAGTACATCAACTGGTTCTGGTGTAGCATTAATACTAGATACATTAGGAAGCAGTGCTACATGCTCTTTAGCTTGTTCAGTATAATATTCAAAAACCCTGTTTGTTGGTTTACAGGGTATCCCCTGGCCTTTCTAGGCTGGGGGTTTTTGTTTCAACTCTAATCAACTTGATTAAACTATCTAATCAAATTAGTTAATTAAATTTGGTAAATATCAAAAATATTCCGTACCTTTACAGCAATTTTAACTAAACCTAACTATATATGTCTGAAAACCAATCCCTTTTAGAAAAGCTTCAGCAGATGTTACATTGGAAGAAATCAAAGAAATACTATGCTGAAAAGCTAGGAATCAAAGAAACTGAGATTGACGAATTGCTAGAAGAGATAAGGAAACAAGAAAGAGTTGTAGAAGATGCTGAGATTGGAAACTATATTGCAGACTTAGAAGATAGGGTGGTTAAGTTTACAGAAGATCTAGCGAAGGGTACAGGAGAGGTAGTAGCTAATTTTAACGAAGAGGTAAAAAGCCTAGATGAGTTAATTAAGAAGTGTAAGATAGACACAGAGAAATGGGAAGTAACTAAATATGTTCAAAACTTCTGGGGGAATGGAGAACATCCCCACTGGCAGGTGAAAGCTTGGCTAGGAAAGAAGTCCACAGAGCAACTGTTTCAAGATAGCTTTGTGGACTTTTTAGCTTCATATAAGCCTATAAGTCAGGATGTTATGAAGCCTCAGTTCTTTGAATATAAGTATCCTGCCATGTTAGTTATCAATAAGCAAGATGCTCATTTAAACAAATATGACATTGATGGTAATAATAACATCTCAGATAGATTAGCTAGTATTATATATAAGCTAGAAGTTATTGTAAAACAGGCACAGCTTTCAAATAACCTAGAACAAATTACATACATCATTGGTTCAGATGAGTTCAATAGTGAGTACTCAGGAACTACAACAAAAGGTACTCCTCAGACCAATACACATACCTATCATGATTCTTTTCAGTTCATCTGTGAGCATGAGATTCTTGTAATTACAATGTTATTACAATATGCTGAAAGTGTTAATGTAGTGTATGTAGCAGGTAATCATGATGAGTTTGTAGGATGGCATATGGTAACATGGTTACAAGCCTACTTTAAGAACATAGACAGACTTGCATTTGATGTGAGTCCTAAATATAGAAAGTACATCAGCTATGGTAGCTCAGCATTAATGTTTAACCATGGAGATGCAATTAAGCCTGCTAAGTTAGCAGCATTGTTTCCAATAGAATTTAGAGAAGGATGGTCTTTCCATAATAACTTCTACATCTTCACAGGAGACAAACATCATGAAGTAAGTCATGATTTTAACGGAATTAAATTTTACCAAATTCCAGCGTTCTCTAACGCTAAGAGTCTTTGGGATGATAAGAATGGTCATACAATGTCTAAAGCTGAGGTGACAGGATTCTTAATAGAGCAAGGCTCAGGAATAACAAATATACTCAAACAATATTTATAATGGCAACATTACGTAAATTAGTCTCAGATGTTCGTGGAATGCACAAGTTGCTATCTACAGACAATCTTATCACTGACAGAGTGGTAGCTTCTGAGATTAAAAACAACACACAGTTATTAGTAAAACGTGAGACAAATCTCAGAAAGCTTTGGGCTACTGACACTTTGTTTACTACCATCCCTTGTTTAGAGATGATAGAAGTTCCTATTTCTGATTGTTGTGAATATGTAGATCCATGTAATGTAGCAAGAAGCAAATATAAACTTCCTCGTATATCTGAAGGAAACTATCAATATGTTATTCAAGGGGTTTATTCTATCAATGCTATGGGTGGTAAGGGAACTAAGTTTAAAGAGATTACAATCAATAGATATATGAATCTGTTGAAACTTCCTATTATAAAGAAGGAACAATACTATTGGATAGCTAATGGTGGTTATTTATACATTAATAATCCTAACTTAAAAGCAGCTAGAATATCTGCTTTCTTTGAAGAAGATGTACCTAATGAGATAATGTTTCCTGAATGTGGTTGTGGTAGTATTACCTATCCTACAGAAGAAATCTGTATGAATCCTTTAGATAAGGAGTATGGATGCCCAGGATACTTAGAAAAGCAAGTATTAGAACTTACCTCTCAAAAATTGTTATCTACTTATTTTAGACTTAAAACTGATATATCAGAAGATGGTGCAGATGGTCAAGCACCTAATGCTGTAAAACCAAGCAACTAATGCGTACTAAGATAGACTGGAGAAGCTCTAGTAAAGAAAACTACAATAACTTTTGCAAAAAGAATCCCACTATTAAAATAACATTTGATGAGTGGAGAAACATTGTATATCAATTCAATGACCAGTTTAAGAATTATATATTAGAAACTGGTGAAAGAGCTAAGCTTCCTTCTGGGTTTGGAGAGTTTTCTGTAAACAAAAAGAAGAGAAGAAAACTAAAATCTAAAGATGGTAAAGAGTTTGTTAACCTACCAGTGGATTGGAAAAGAACTAAAGAGAAAGGAAAGATAATCTATAATTTCAATTACCATACAGAAGGATATTTCTTTGGTTGGATGTGGTTTAAAGAAACTGCTAGAATTAGAAACATAGACCTTTGGTACTTTAAACCTTCTCGTGTAACATCTAGATTGCTATCACATTACATAAAAACAGATGATAAATACCAGCACCTGTACAGGGAATGGAAAAAATAAAACAAAATGTCATACTATTACAAATACAACTTTATCTCTCCTGAGCCAATTTACTCAACTGTTAAGGAAGAGTTAAAATCTTATTTTGATACAGGAGCTGTAGATGATTTATTATTTCCCACTTACTTAGACAAATGTTTAAGAAAGTTGGGTAGAACCACTTATGTTATTAGTGAAGAAACTCTTTTTGTTGAAGACTTTGAAGCTAGACTTCCTGATAACTTCTATGCTGTAAGAGAAGCATGGATGTGTACATCAGTGGAAGGATATCCATATCAAACTGCTAATTCTTTCTATTCTCAAGCTGCTACACAAACAACGATTCAAGTGAGTCCTATTACAACAGATTGTGCTATTCCTAGTCCTTGCTGTGGTAATGTAGGTTGTGATGGTAGCTGTATGCCTGAGATTATAGAAACTGTATATAAAACAAATCAACAAGGAACAAGAACTTATAGAAAAGAATATTTACTTAAACCAGGTAATATATCTGCAAGAGGTAAATGTGATGTAACCTATACAGAAGCTTGGGAGTTTTACAATGCTGCTCCTCCTATTAATGAGTTCACTCCAGGAGCTGCTAGTTATGATTCTTTTGATATTAGAGATAATAAGTTTGTTACTAACTTCAGACATGGAGTGGTACACTTAATATTCTATGCTACAGAATATGACTGTGGTGGAAATCAATTAATTCCTAATAATTATCGTATTAGAGAATATATAGAAGCATTTATTAAATACAAAGTATTTGAGATGCTTTCTAATCAGTTAACTGATGAAACCTTTCAGCAGATACAAGCGAAGCTATCTTATTACAAACAACTATCAGAAGAAGCATTTATCATGGCTGATATTGAAATTAAGAAGCAAGATCCTTGGACTAAGCAAAGAAGGATAAAGAATGATTTGAATAGATTCAACATGTACGAACTACCAAATAGAACAAACAGATATGGCTGGAGAAGAAACAACTAATATTAGACAGGAATTTAATCTTGGCAGAACTGGCTTAAACATGGACTCATCTGTTAATCAGATAGACAAGGGTAAGCTTACGTATGCTTTAAATGCTGCTCTAGAAAACTTTGATGCTAATTCTGTTAACTATCAGAATGAGCCAGGGAATGAGCTATGCTTAAACTTTCCTGAGAACTATCATTTGATAGGAGAACACTTTATTCCAGAACAAAATAAACATGTATTCTTTTTGACAAACCCTGAAACAGGAGGTTCTCAAATAGGATATATGAATAATAATGATTGTGTATATCATACATACATACAAGGAGACTGTCTTAACTTTGATATAAACTACCCAATACATAAAGCTGTACATAAGATTACAAACTGTACAACAGAAATCTATTGGACAGATGGTCTTAATCCTAGAAGATTTTTAGATTTAGACAATCCACCATGGGTAACTATTGTAGGTGAAAATGTTTGTGATATTATTACAGAAGTGGGAGTGGTAGATTGTAACAAATTAAAGGTACAACCTAATTTCAATATACCAGAAATAGAAGTGGTAGATATTGTAACAGGCGGTGAATTAACAGCTGGTACATATCAGTTTGCTATTCAATATAGCAATGCTTCAGGAGATGGATATACA